ACTCTTCAAAGAGATTTTGGTGAAGTAGAAATTAGTTATGTTGAGCCTTTAGACACAGAAGCATTGAAGAGAATAGTACCGATAAAAAAAGCAAACACCGCTGCTAAAAATAATCGATTTTATGACACTAATAGAACTTATATACTAGAATCTCAACAACAAAATAAAATTAGTAATGAAGGTACTGTGGTAGGTAATTTCAATGAAACAAACGGTGTGAAATCATTAACAGCATTTGCTAAAGAAGGTGAATTAATAACTAAGAGAATAATGCCTGTAAAATTAACTGGTGCAGCAGGTGATGGTAGATTATTAGTAAGTACTACAAATGCAAGTGAATTGACGAGTATATTTGGTGTTGCACCTGCGGCAACTGGAACATTGAAAAAAATAGTAACCAGTGGTGCACCACAATCTATATTTAAACAAATGGAGAAGAGCTTTTCTGGTTTATCACCTCAAAGAATAAGAACTTATGCAGCAAACATTTCGGCTAACCCATCACTTACGATAAATTCTCTTAAACCAGAAAATAATCCATCAACAGTTTCAGTGCAAACTGCATCACAGATTTATAAAGAAAAGTTAAAGCTTAAATTAAATAATGGTGGATTCAACTTAGATCCATTTGGTGCTTTTTCCGGGTTAGCTAGAAGTAAGCAAAATTTAGCAGGACAATTTATAGGAACACTTTTAAATAAAGTCGGTAGTGTTTTTGGTAGTATATTAAATGGTTTAAAAGTTTTTGATAATCCATCTCCATCAATAACATCTGCGTTTGGTGGAAACGTAAAAGACTTGATAGAAGTCGGTGGTTCTCAAACTAATCTTTCAAGTTATATGAGCAAAGGTAATACTGTAAATATAAGTGCACCTACAATATCATATGTTTTACAGGATCAAAATGCATTCTTAGGATACGCAACTCCTGCATCATATGAATTTACATTTGTTAATTCAACTGAAGAATTAATAAGTGAATTTAGTTCATCACGTAGAGGTCCTAATAGTACAGAAGAAGATGCCATAGGTGGATTATTTGTTTATGAAACAACAAAATTCACAGGCCCACCAGAAAAAGCAAATGCAAGAGCTATGAATGAAGGTGTTAAAAAAGTTCAACTTAAAATTCTTACAAAAGAAATAGAACAAACTAACTCAGCAGCTGATGATAAAACTTCAGCTGAAACAGCACTTGATAGAATATCAATCAGACCAAATGATTACGGATTAAATTCACATTATTTAATTTTAACCGATGGAAGCTTACAGAGAGGTAGACCTATTGATAAACCTCGCACACCAAGTGCATATCCTAGATTTAATAAAACAGGTCTTCAACTTACATTTGTATCTGGTGGAAAAAAGCCAAATGCAAAAATGTTTGAAACATATGACAGATTTTTAAAAGCTTGGTTTGCAGTGTTTCCTGATTGTGGAGTTTATGCAACAAGTGAAGTAAGTGATGATGTTCAAAATACTTTCGACGTAAGACAAAGTGTAAAGTCAAAATTCAGATTTGTTTATCGATATGACGACTTATCAGAACTAGACGAGTTTCCAACTAAAGTTGAAAGAGCTATTACAAGACCATCAAAAATAGCAACTACATCTTCTACTATAAATAAACCTATACCGCTATCAGAAGCAAATCAAAATATAAATGATTTGCTTGAAAGCAACAGGATTAATAATGATGCTAACAGCTTAATAAAGAAAGCTGGAGGTGCATTAGCTTTACTAAATGGTGAAAGTAGAAATGCAGCTGCAGCAAAATTTGGTGCAGAAAATTTACCGAAGAATGACGTTAAAGCACAATTTGATAAAGATTATAAAACATTTCAAACAGGCATGAAGCAAAGAAATAAAGAAATCAATAATATTGTTAATAAATTAAATACTAATAGTACAACCGTAAAAACGTTTGGTAATGAACTAAATAAAAATAGGAGCACATAGTGGCCGACGTTGATCAAATAGATCCAAGTGAACTTGCATCAGTAGCTAATCCTACAGATGGAAGATCAGATCCAGATAAAAGATTTCCAAGACAAGACTACGTTGGTGTATCGTCAGTAAATAATATTGCGCGTGGTACAAGAGTTAAAAATGTTTACATTGGTGGAAGCGTACCCGGTGTTGATTTAGAATTAAATGACGAGCCATCAACTCAATATCCAGAAAATCAAGTAAAAGAAACATCATCAGGCCACATCATTGAATATGACGATACTAATGGCCGTGAACGCGTAATGATAAGGCATAGAACTGGATCTGGTGTAGAGATGAGAGCAGATGGAAGCGTTATATTAAGTTCTACAAACAATACTTTACGAATAGTTGCAGCAAATGAAAAAGTTATAGTTGAAGGTGATGGTGAAGTAGTATATAACGGTAACTTAAAAATGAGAGTTGCAGGCGATTTTGATTTAGAAGTTGGTGGTGATTTTAATGTGAATGTTGTTGGTGACAAAGAAGAGAATGTAAGAGGTTCAGTTTTAGAATCAATAACTAAAAATAAAACTACAACTATCACGGAAAATCGTGCAGAAACAGTACTAGGTGTAGATACACTTACAGTATTAAGTGATAAAAATCAAATTATAAAAGGTAATTATGAAACAGACGTGCAAGGTTTTATTGAATTAGATGCCAATGGAAAACTCACAATGACGAGTGAAAGTAAAATAATCACATCATCGCCTGATATAAACATTACTTCAAAAAGTTTAACTGCAGTAGGAAACACAGGTACAATAGGCGGAGATCAAATAACTTTGTACTCACAAAACATATTTGGTAAATCAGCAACTTTTACAAATGGAGTGACTGCACCGACATTTCACGGTGATTTACAAGGAACTGCTGTGGGAGCTGAAAAAGCAGTGACAGCTGCAGTAGGACCTGCACACAGTGGAAGTGCATCAAATACTTCAACTGATACAGTTCAGACAACTCAACCAACTTTATCAATAATAAATGCAGGTTTGGCAAATCCAGAATATGGTGTTAGAGAAGTTGATATTGATGCTTTTCAAGATTTACAGTATACTGTTGATAGAAGCAGAAGCTACGGCGGAATCAGTAAAGTTGATTTAACTACAAAAATGGCAAGATCAAAATTGCGTGATCCAAATAATATAGCTAATGAAACTTTTGTAGGTGAAATAATTTCAGACGGTACTGTTTCAAAAGATTTTGCAAATACCATACCTCCTAAGTTTGGCAAAGTAGTAAATGCAAACGACAAAGCACAAAGAGGTGCAGAAGCTATTGGTCCTTCTAATCCAAAAGGTAAGGTATTTCAAATATGACGTTAAAAGTTGACATAGTTGTTGATGGTCAATACGATCCTACGTTTCAACCTAACATAACAGGTAGAACCAGATTAGCTCAGAATGTTACCATGTCTAAATTTTTAGGTGGCTTCGGTGATCCACAAAGTATTAATCATTTGAGCAAAGAAGATAAACTACTATTAGCTAAGCAATATTATTTGCATGCACAAGTATTGCAACTGATAAATTCAGCACCAGGATTAAGAGGTGTAGCAGGATTTGAAAAATTCAGATTAATTGTTTCAGAAGCATATTATAGACAAAGTGACGATGAAGATTTAGACGTTACTGATGGTATAAATTATTTAATGACTAATGGCCGAGCGGTAGTTTATGAACTTATTGGTGAAGATGGAAAGATAGCACTTGAAAAGACATTTGATTTAGCTGTATATTTGAAAAATAATATAAACTATGATAAACTAATTTTAAATTACGACACATATAATCCAGATGGATCTATACATGTAGATATAATTTTAATTATGCCTGAAATAATAGCGCCATGGAATGTTACTTATGAAAAGATAATAGAGACACGCTTCAACAATGCAGTTCAATCTACTGGTGAATTAATTGAATTAGGTGAAGAAGAACAAACAACAACTGATACAGGTTCAGAACCATTAGATGAGTCCAAACCATTTGCAGTATTTGGCACTAGTAACTTTGGATCAACTGCAGGAAAGAAAGGTTATTTTTATCCATTATACATCGATGAAAATAAAGTTAGAGAAGCAAGTCATATTCACACATTTATAGAATATCCGGAAATAACTTTCTATATGCCACTCTCTAATCAAAATCATAATAAACCAACTTATAATGCAAACATTTACAATCTCTATCCATCACCTGATACTCCTACCACAGGAACTTCAACAGCTGGTGCAGGAGAATATTGATGTTTTTATGTATAAATAGAACATAAAGGAATAACAATGCCAACAAGAATATTTTCAAATGAAGATGGAAATTTAAATTCAAAGAGCATTATAGTTTCTAGGACAAAGCAAAATTCTGATATTGATTTATCTTTTAGTGCAAAGTTCATTGGATTAGATAGTGATGGTACTAATTTACGTGCAGATGTTTTTAAAAAAACAAATGCAGCTGCAGTTAAACAAGCAGTAAGAAATTTATTATTAACTAACTTTACTGAAAAGCCATTTTTACCAAGATATGGTGGTAATCTTTCTGCCATGCTTTTTAGATTAAGTACTGAAATAGATGATGCAAGTCTAGAAGATGACATTGCTAATGCAATAGAATCATATGAGCCAAGAGCTCAAGTATTAAACATTAACACCGTTGTTAGTCCAGATAATAACGATGTAAGAGTAACAGTAAAGTTTATAGTAGTAGCTACTTTACAGCAAGAAATAGTAGAGTTAAATTTAACAAGGTTAAGATAAAATGGCAACAACAATTCAATCAACAGATTTAGATTTTGACGTAATTAAAACAAGATTAAAAGATTATCTTAAAAAACAAGATGAATTTAGTGACTATGATTTTGAAGCCTCAGGTTTAAGTAATGTACTTGATGTATTAGCCTACAATACTCACTTTAATGGATTAATAACAAACTTTGCTCTTAATGAAAGTTTTTTAAATACTGCACAATTAAGAAGTTCTATTATATCACATGCTGAAGCATTAGGTTATGTACCAAGATCATATGCTTCTTCATTAGCGAAATTAACTTTAACAATTACTATATCATCAACAAACAGACCAACATTAATTACCTTACCTAGAAATACACAATTCACTACATCAATAGATAGTGTCTCTTATACATTTCAAACTAGAGAAGTATATAGTGCAACACCTGATGCGAATGGTTTATATACATTTAAAACATCGGATGGTAGTAGTGAAATACCAGTTTATGAAGGTACCGAAAAAACTAAAACATTTTTTGTAGGTGAAACTGATGATGCACAAATTTATGTAATACCAGATATCACTATGGATACTACAACTATAAGAGTTCGTGTATTTGATACTGCTGTAAGCTCTACGTTTGATACATACACTAATATCAATACAGCAAGTAGAATAACAAGTACTTCAACACATTACCAAATTAAAGAAGTACCTAATGGTTATTATGAAATTATCTTTGGTGATGGAACGAGTACAGGTAAAGCTCCTTCAGCTGGAAATAAAGTAGTTATAGACTACTTATCAACTAAAGGTCCTGAAGCTAACGGTGCCAGTATATTTTCAACAACTGCACAAGTTGAAGGTGTAAACTTAGTTAACGTAACAAGTACTGCGGCTGCAGGTGGATCTTTTAAAGAAGGTGTCGAATCAATTAGACAAAATGCACCCTTATACTTTACATCACAACGTAGAATGGTTACTGCAGAAGATTATACAGGTCAAATATTAACTAATTTTGGTTCATATATCGATGATGTAACTTCTTGGGGAGGAGCTGATAATGATCCTCCGGTTTATGGAAAAGTATTTGTATCATTAAAATTTAAATCAGGTGTAGATGATGCTACAAAACTAGATGTTAAATCAAGAATTGTAAGTGAACTTACAAATAATTTTGCCGTTGCGAGTGTTGATACAGAGTTTGTAGATGTAAATACTACTTTCTTAGAAATTTTAACTACATTTAATTTTGATCCTGATTTAACTAGTAATACTTCAGGTGCAACTCAAAACTTAATACAATCAACAATAAACACATTTTTTACTAATAATCTTCAAAGATTTGGTGGTGTCTTTAGAAGATCGAATTTATTATCTATTGTTGATGATATTGATGAAGCAATTTTAAATACTAGAATGTCAATAAAAATTCAACAAAGATTAACACCAACGATAGGTCTTGCCAGAAATTATCAAGTTAATTTTCCAGTTGAATTGTCTGCAGTAAGTGCAACAGAAAGAATCATAACATCATCAAGATTTACTTTTAACTCAAAAACGTGCAGCATCAGAAGTAGACTCAATTCAACAACTCTTGAAATTGTAAACACCGCAGATGGTGTTGAAGTTGACAATGTTGGTGCTTACAATCCAACATCAGGTAGAATTGACTTAGTAGGATTTAATCCAACAGCAATTGAAGGTGATGCAATAAAGATATCAGCAAAACCTGCAAATGAAAGTACAATAAGACCATTAAGAGCAAGTGTACTTGATGTTGACACAGTTAATTCGAAGGCAACTGCAGTATTAGATTATCAAGAAACACAAGTAGCTTTAGCTGGAAGTAGTGTATCTTCGGTTACAACTACATCTTCATCATCAGGATCAGGATCAGGTAGTTCAGGTTATTAATGTCTAATATACAATATCATTATAATAGAAGGCCTCGTAATTTTTTACGCAGAAGTGTACGTGATGTTTTGCCAGAACATTTTACACAAGATTATCCAAAGCTTGTAACATTTCTTGAAAAGTACTATGATTTTATGGATTCAGATGAAGCAAGTTCATTTGATCATCAACTTAAAAAAATATATCAAACAAGAGATACACAAGAAACTCCATCAAACCTTTTAACTAACTTAATTCAAGAAATTGCCGGTGGTAATACTGGTGAAAATTTTATTGATCGTAATTTTTATGCACAAAGAATACATGAATTGCATAGAACAAAAGGTAGTAGATTTTCGATTGAAGAATTTTTTAGAGCGTTCTTTCAACAAAACGCAGAAGTTGTATATCCTAAAAATGACATTTTTACAATAGGTCATGATTCAGCTGGTCCTTTAAGTAGAATAGGTGCTGAATCAAATAAGTTTATTCAAAACAATACAATATATCAAGTATTTTCAATATTAATTAGAAGTGCTATATCACAATCTACATGGGAAGAATTATATAAAAAGTTTGTTCATCCAGCAGGATTTTATATAGCAGGTTCTGTTGTTACAGATGTTGAGGCAGTTGGAAATATCACTGCGCCGTTGGCAACAGCTGACAGTGGAGCTAGAGGTGTCATATCATCGGTTGTAGAAACTATATCTGCTCCATTTACACAACTTACTTCATTAACAGATTCTGGTGTAACAACTTTTAGATCAAGGCTTGATGAAAAAATTAATGAGTATCAAGCACTTACTTCACAAGAACTTGAAAAGTTCTACAG